ATGCTTTCCTATCGCGACATCACGATCCGGCTCGGCGGCCGGGCGATCATCGAGAATGCCAGTGCGGCGATCCCGCCCCGGGCGCGGGTCGGCTTCATCGGCCGCAACGGCGCCGGCAAGTCGACGCTGATGAAGGCGATCGCCGGTATGATGGAGAGCGACACCGGCGCGATCGACATGCCCAAGGGCGCGCGCTTCGGCTATCTGCGGCAGGATGCGCCGGGCGGCCCCGTCTCGGCGTTCGACACGGTGCTGGAGGCGGATACCGAGCGCGCCGGCCTGCTGACCGAGGCGGAGACCGAGACCGACCCCGATCGCCTCGGCCACATCTACGAGCGGCTCGATCAGATCGATGCCTATACCGCCCCGGCGCGGGCCGGGGTGATCCTCAAGGGCCTGGGCTTCGACGACGCGGCGCAGGCGCGGCCGATGGAGAGCTTCTCCGGCGGATGGCGGATGCGCGTGGCGCTGGCCAGCCTGCTCTTCACCAATCCGGACATCCTGCTGCTCGACGAGCCGAGCAACCACCTCGATCTCGAGGCGGTGATGTGGCTGGAGGGATTCCTGCGCGCCTATCGCGGCACCATCCTGCTGATCAGCCACGAGCGCGACCTGCTCAACAATGTGGCCGATCACATCCTCCACCTCGATCGCGGCCAGACCACATTGTACGTCGGCGGCTACGATTCGTTCGAGCGGCAGCGGGCCGAGCGGCTGGCGCAGCAGGCCTCGGCGCGCGAGAAGCAAATGGCCGAGCGCGAGAAATTGCAGGCCTTCGTCGATCGCTGGAAGGCCAAGGCGAGCAAGGCCAAGCAGGCGCAGAGCCGCGTCAAGGCGCTGGCCCGAATGCAGCCGATCGCGGCGGTGGCGGAGGATCCGTCGCTGAGCTTCGGCTTCCCCAATCCGGAGGGCCTGCGGCCGCCGCTGCTGACGCTGGACAAGGCGGCGGTCGGCTATGAGGCCGGCAAGCCGATCCTGCGCAACGTCGGCCTCCGGCTCGATCCCGACGATCGCGTCGCGCTGCTGGGTCGCAACGGCAACGGCAAGTCGACCCTCGCCAAGCTGATCGCCGGCGAATTGTCGACGATGGAAGGCGCGATGAATACCGCGTCGAAGATGTCGGTCGGCTATTTCACCCAATATCAGGTGGAAGAGCTCGATCCGGACGATACGCCGGTCGATCATATGGGCCGGATGATGAAGGGCGCGACGCCGGGCGCGGTGCGCAACCATCTCGGTCGCTTCGGCTTTTCGGGCGACAAGGCGGTCACCAAGACGGGCAAGCTCTCCGGCGGCGAGCGCGCGCGCCTCGCGCTGGCGCTGGTGACCCATGCCGCGCCGCATCTGCTGATCCTCGACGAGCCGACCAACCACCTCGACGTCGACACGCGCGAGGCGCTGGTCCAGGCGCTGGCCGAATATCGCGGCGCGGTGGTGGTGGTGAGCCACGACCGGCACATGCTGGAGATGGTGGCGGACCGGCTGCTGCTGGTCGACAACGGCACCGTGACCGAATTCGACGGCACGATCGAGGATTATGCCAAGCTGATCGTCTCGGGCGGCGGCGATGCGTCCAAGGGCGATTCCGCCCCCGGCAACAAGAAGGAGGACCGCAAGGCGGCCGCCGAGCGGCGCGAGGCGACGGCCGCGCTGCGCAAGAAGGTGAAGGAGGCCGAGGCCGAGATCGCCCGGCTCGCCAAGGCCCTGGCCGAGATCGACCAGGCGCTGGCGGGATCGCCGACACCGTCGCTCAAGCTGATGACGATGGGCCAGCTGATGAAGCGGCGCGGCGATATCGAGCGGCTGCAGGAAGCGGTGGAGGCCGAGTGGATGGAAGCCAGCGAGGCGGTGGAAGCGGCCTCCTGAAACGCCACCCAGCGAGCTTGGGATGGATTGCCTTATAACCAGATACGCACTTTTCGATTGACAGCGCACCGCTCTTCTGGCACAAGAGTCACACGCTGAGAAATTGCGACTGACGAACGGGCCGGGCGATGGCGACACCGCGACCGGCCCTTCGCATGTCTGGAGGACCCCGTCATGGCTGTATCCAAGCGCAAGCCGGCGCCGGCGAAGACCCGCGCGCCGCTGTGGAACGAGGAGCGGCGGCAGGCCTTCCTCGATACGCTGGCCGCCTGCTCCAACGTCGCCGCGTCCGAACGCGCGGCAGGCATGGGCCCGGGCAGCGCGTATCGCGAGCGCCGCCGCTCCGCCGAGTTTCGCGCGGCGTGGGACGAGGCGCTGTGCGAGGGCTATGCCCGGCTGGAGCTGGTGCTGCTGGAGCGCGCGCTGGGTGGCGTCGTCGCCCGCACCACCCGCAACGACAAGGGCGAGGAGGTGAAGGAGCAATTCTCCGATCGTCTCGGCATAGCGTTGCTCGCCGCGCATCGCTCCACGGTGACGGCGGCGCGCGCCCAGCGGCCGGCGGTGGATGGCGAGAGCGCGGTCGAATGGCTGGCGCGCAAGCTGGCCGACATGAAGAAGAAGGTCGGCGATGCGGATTGACGTCGGCGAGATCACCGCCGAACGCCTCTGCGAGCTTCCCGGGGCCGACCTCGCGAAGCTGCTCCATGGGTTCGGCGAGGCGAGGGCGGAGGCGATGCGCCACCGCTGGCGCTTCTGGGCACGGGATACGCAGATCGCGCCGGCCGGCGACTGGCGCATCTGGCTGATGATGGCCGGGCGCGGCTTCGGCAAGACGCGCGCCGGTGCCGAATGGGTGCGCGACATTGCCGAGCGGGATCGCTGCGCGCGGATCGCCCTGGTCGGCGCGACGCTGGACGAGGCGCGGGCCGTGATGGTGGAGGGGGAGAGCGGGCTGCTCGCCATCGCGCCGCCGCACGATCCGCCCAAATGGGAGGCCTCGCTGCGGCGGCTGACCTGGAAGACCGGCGCCGAGGCGCGGATCTTCTCGGCGGGCGAGCCGGAGAGCCTGCGCGGGCCGCAGCACAGCCACGCCTGGTGCGACGAGATCGGCAAATGGCCGTCGGGCACGGCGGCGTGGGACAATCTGGCGCTCGGCCTGCGGCTCGGCGACCGGCCGCGCATCGTCGCGACCACCACGCCGCGGCCGGTCGCCTTGCTGCGCCGGTTGCTGGACAGGGAGGATGTCGCGGTCACCGGCGGTCGCACGGTGGACAACAAGGCGCATCTGGCGGCGGATTTCCTGGCGGGCGTCACCGCCGATTATGCCGGCACCCGGCTTGGCCGGCAGGAGCTGGATGGCGAGCTGGTCGAGGAGATCGAGGGCGCATTGTGGGCCCGCGCGCTGATCGAGCGGTGCCGGGCGCGGGAGGTGCCGGACTGGACGCGCGTCGTGATCGGCGTTGATCCGCCGGCCGGCGCCGGGGCGGGATCGGACGCCTGCGGGATCGTGGTCGCGGCGCTGGGCCGCGATGGCATCGGCTATGTGATCGAGGATGCCAGCGTGCAGGGCCTCGCGCCCGAGGGCTGGGCGGCGGCGGTCGTCGCGGCGGCGCGGCGGCATGGCGCCGACCGGGTGATCGCCGAAGCCAACAATGGCGGCGCGATGGTGGAGAGCGTGCTGCGCGCCGGCGATGCCGGCCTGCCGGTGCGGCTGGTCCACGCATCGCGCGGCAAAGGCGCGCGGGCCGAGCCGGTGTCGGTGCTCTACGAGCGCGGGCAGGTGCGGCACGTCGGCACGTTTCCGGCGCTGGAGGACGAGATGGCCGGCTTCACGCTCGACGGCGGCTACGAAGGCCCCGGCCGCTCGCCGGATCGCGCCGACGCGCTCGTCTGGGCGCTGACCGCGCTGCTGCTGGAGCGGCGGGGGCGGCCGGCGGTGCGACTGGTGTGACTCGTTAAAGCCCTCTCCCGCTTTTGCGGGAGAGGGTTGGGTGAGGGTCTTCTTTCTTCTTTCGGCGATCGCCGACCGTCGAAGAAGACCCTCACCCTCCCACCGCTGCGCGGCGGGGCCCTCCCTCTCCCGCGAATGCGGGAGAGGGCTTTTCGGACGGGAGAATGATCCATGCGTCTGTTCAATTTCAGGTCCGCGCGGGCGACCGCGCGGCCGGCGCTGACGCGCGCCTTCGGATCGGCGCCGGCGCCGCACGGCGACTGGCCATCGGGCTACGAGGCGCAGGCGCGGGCGGCCTATCTCGGCAATGCGGTCGCCCAGCGCGCCGTGCGCATCGTCGCGGAAGGGGCGGGCAGCATCGCCATCGACGCGACGCCGGACAAGCATCCCGCCATCGCCCTGCTGTCGGGCGGGCTGGTCGAGAGCGTCGCGACGCACCTGCTGCTGCACGGCAATGCCTATGTGCAGATCGTCGGCGATGCGGACGGGATGCCGGCGATGCTCTTCCCGCTGCGGCCCGACCGGGTGACGGTGGAGCCCGACGCGACGGGTTGGCCGGCAAGTTACGTCTATCGCGCGGCGGGCCATGCGCTGCGCATCCCGGCGACCGCGCCGGACGGGCGGCCGGGGCTGGTGCATGTCCGTGCCACGCACCCGCTCGACGATCATTACGGGCTCGGCAATCTCGGCGCCGCCTCCGGCCCGGTCGCCATCCACAATGCCGCGACGCGCTGGAACAAGGCGCTGCTCGACAATGCCGCCCGGCCCTCCGGCGCTTTGGTCTACGATTCGGGCGAGCCCGGCGCGACGCTCACCGCCGACCAGCTCGATCGGCTGCGCACCGAGATGGAGGCGAGCTTCGCCGGGGCGAACAATGCCGGGCGGCCGATGCTGCTGGAGGGCGGGCTGCGCTGGCAGGCGCTGAGCCTGACCCCCGCCGACATGGACTTCATCAACCTGAAGGCGGCCGCCGCGCGGGAGATCGCGCTGGCCTTCGGGGTGCCGCCGATGCTGCTGGGGCTGCCCGGCGACAACACCTATGCCAATTATTCGGAGGCGAACCGGGCGCTGTGGCGGCTGACCATCCTGCCGCTCGCGCAGAAGATCGTGGCGGCGCTGGGCACGGGCCTCGCTGCCTGGTGGTCGGACCTGAAGCTCGCCCTCGACCTCGATTCGATCCCGGCGCTGGCGGGCGACCGGCAAGCGCTGTGGGCACAGCTCGCCGGCGCCGATTTCCTCACCGACGACGAGAAGCGCCAGATGCTCGGCTTCGGGCCGCGACCGTCCTGACACCGTGAAATCGTGCTCCGGCGCAGGCCGGAGCGTCGTGCGGCGGCCGTGCCGGTCGCCATCCAAGGCTCCGGCCTGCGCCGGAGCACCGTCTCTTCGGAGAAGCGATATGACACCCGAAACCGAAAGCCTGTTGCTCGCGCGTCTCGTCGAGGAGGGGCAGAGCGAAGGCGCCGACCCGCTGACGCTCCGCGCCATCGCCGAGGAGGCGAGCGAACTGGGCGCCGCGCGCGTGCTGGAACGGCTCGGCCTCGCGGATCCCGGCGCCCGTACCGATATCGACGAACTGCGCCAATTGCTCTCCGCCTGGCGCGACGCCAAGCGCTCGGCGCGCGACGCGGTGGTGGCGTGGGCGGTGCGGATCGTGCTCGCCCTCATCATGCTGGGCATGGCGGTGAAGCTCGGCCTCATGCCGCTGGTGCGGGGATGAGCGCCCTTGCCGTCCTTTCCATCGCAACTCCGTTCGTCCTGAGCCTGTCGAAGGACGTGCTCCAGGCGCTGCGCCTGCGGCACGTCCCTCGACTTCGATCGGGACGAACGGGAACATGGGAGTGTCCCGGTCCATGACCCTCCGCTTCGCCGGCTATGCCGCCCTGTTCGACACGATCGATCGCGGCGGCGACGTCATCCGCCGGGGCGCCTTCGCCCGCGCCATCGGGACGGGCGGGAGCGTGCCGCTGCTCTGGCAGCATCGCCCCGAACATCCGATCGGCCGCATCGAGAGCCTGTCCGAGGATGCGCGCGGATTGCGCGTGATCGCCCGGCTCACGCCCGGTGCGGGCCATGCCGCCGAAGCCGCCGCCCTGCTCCGCGACGGCGCGGTGGGCGGGCTGAGCTTCGGCTACCGCGTGCGGGCCAAGGAGCCGCGCCCGCCCGATGGCCGCACGCTCACCGACCTCGATCTGGTCGAGGTCTCGCTGGTGACTTTCCCGATGCAACCCGGAGCCCGGGTCCACGCCGTCCACGAGGAGGACAAGAATGTCTGAGGAGACCTTTATGTACGAGACCAAGAACGATCCGCTGGATGCGAGCTTCGCCGGCGCCGACGAGATCGCCGCGCTGCGCGCCGGCATGGCCGATCTCAAGGCCAGGCTGGACGCGGGCACCATCGCCGCCGCCCGCGCCCCGCTCTCCGGCGCGGCCGCGCCCGAGGCCAAGCAGTTCATCGATCGCTATCTCCGCCACGGCAACGCTGCCGGCATCGAGGTGAAGGCGATCGACGGCACGGCCGACAGCACGGGCGGCTATGCCGTGCCGCAGGAGATCGACTCCGTCATCGCCGAGACGCTCACCGCGATCTCGCCGATCCGCGCGATCGCCAATGTCGTGACGGTGGGCTCGTCGGGCTATCGCAAGCTGGTGACGTCGGGCGGCATCAGCTCGGGCTGGGCGGCCGAGAATGCCGCGCGGCTCGAGACGGGCACGCCCGTCTTCAACGAGATCGCGCCGCCGATGGGCGATCTCTTCGCCAATCCGGCCGCGACCCAGGCGATGCTCGACGATGCGGCGTTCGATCTGGAAGGCTGGCTGGCGCACGAAATCGCCACCGAGTTCGGGCGGGCCGAGGGCGCGGCCTTCGTCAACGGCGACGGCGTCAACAAGCCCAAGGGCTTCCTGCAGGCGCCCAAGGCCAGCACCGGCGACGATACGCGGCCGTTCGGCACGCTCCAGTATCTCGCCACCGGGGTGGACGGCGATTTCGCGGCGGTCGAGCCGGCCAATCTGCTGGTCGATCTCGTCCAGTCGCTGCGGGCGCCCTACCGGCAGGGGGCGGTGTTCGTGATGAACGGCTTCACGCTCGCCCGGATTCGCAAGATGAAGACCGCCGAGGGCCAGTTCCTCTGGACGCCGGGGCTCGTCGCGGGGCAGCCCGATACGCTGCTCGGCTATCCGGTGGTGGAGGCCGGGGACATGCCGGATATCGGATCGGGCACCACCCCGATCGCCTTCGGCAATTTCCGGGCGGGCTATCTCGTCGCCGAGCGCGGCGAGACGGCGGTCCTGCGCGATCCGTTCAGCCACAAGCCCTTCGTCCACTTCTACGCGACCCGCCGGATCGGCGGTTCGGTGGCGGATTCGCAGGCGATCAAGCTGATGAAATTCTCGGTGTCCTGATCCCTTCCCGCCGAGAATGCCTGGCCCGCGCGATCCCTGGTCGCGCGGGCCTTTTCGATCCTGCCTTTGCCGGAGTGTGCCCGATGCTGACCAAATCCCCGCACGCGACGCTCGACTATCGCGTGGAATGGCCGCGCGCGCGGCTGCTCGGCGTCGCCATCGAGGAGAGCGCCTGGACCTGCCGACCCGAGGGCCTGACGATCCAGCCGGTCGAGGCCGGACCTGCCGCCAGCGCCGTGCGCATCGGCGGCGGGGACCGCGGCGTCGTCTACCGCCTCGTCCATCGCGTCACCCTGGCCGACGACCGCACGCTGACGCGCACGCTCGACCTGGAGGCGGCGTGATGCCGGCGCCCGCGCAGGCCGTGGCCGATGCCAAAGCCTATCTGCGGATCGATGGCGGCGACGAGGATGCGCTGTTGGCGACGCTCGCCGGCGCGGCGATCGGCCTGTGCGAGCGCTTCACCAGCCTCGCCCTCTTCCTGTCCGAGCGATCGGACACGATCCCGGCCTGCAGCCCGGAGTGGCAGCGCCTGCCCGCGACGCCGGTGAACGCGATCCGCTCGGTCGCGACGCTCGATCCGCTGGGCATGGCGAGGGCCTTGCCGGTCGAGGCCTATGCGATCGATATCGACGCCGCCGGCGACGGCTGGGTGCGCCTGGCCGCGCCGGTCGCGGCGCACCGGCTGCAGGTCGGCTACACGGCCGGCCTCGCCGTCGACTGGGCGTCGTTGGCCGGGCCCCTGCGGCAGGGCATCGTCCGCCTCGTCGCCCATCTCTACACGCACCGCGATGCGCCGGACGACGCCGGCCCGCCAGCCGTGGCCGCGGCCTTGTGGCGACCCTATCGCCGGATGCGGCTGCGATGAGCGGCGAGTTCGCTGGAGCACTGGGCCAGCGCGTCGCCATCCTGCGGCGCTCGGCCGACCGCGATGATCTCGGCGGTGCCGATGGTGGCTGGTCGGCGATCGGATCGGCCTGGGCGGCGCTCGAGCCGATCCAATCGGCGCCCTGGGGCAGGGGCGATCTTCCGTCGGCGCGGACGCGCTGGCGGGCGGTGCTGCGCGCCGGGGCGGATGTCGCGCCGGGCGACCGGTTGCAATGGCGCCTGCTGGTGCTCGCGGTCCGCACCGTCGCGGTCGATCCCGCCTGGCCCGATCGACTCGCCCTGACGCTGGAGGAGGAACGATGACCGATATCCGCCTGTCCCCCGCCGTGGCCGCCGCGCTGGCCGGCGCCGAGGCGCGGGTCGCCGCCGCGATCGCGGCGGCCGTGCCGGCCGACGTCGGCGTGTCGCGCGTCGTGGACGGCATCGCGCTGACCGGGCGCGATCTCGCGATCCGCTCGCTGGTCGACGCGCGGCTGCGCGATTTCGCGGGGCTGGTGCGATGAGCACGGCCGCGCAGGCCCTGCAGCGCGCGCTGGTGGCGACGCTGCGCGGGGCCTCGCTCGGCGTCACGGGCGTCTATGACGGCCCGCCCGCCGATGCGGCCCACCCTTATGTCGCCCTTTCGGACGGCTCCACGACCGACTGGAGCCACAAGACCGGCCGAGGCCGCGAGCATCGCCTCTCGATCGCGATCTGGGACGACGGCGCGACGCCCGCCCGGCTGCACGATCTGCTCGGCCGCGCCGAGGACGCGATCGAGGCAATGCCGCGCGATCTCGCCGGCCACCGCATCGTGAGCCTCGCCTTCCTGCGCGCCCGCATCGTCCGCGATCCGGCCGGGCCATGGGCGGGCCGGCTCGATTACCGCGTGCGGACGCTCGAAGACGCCCATCCCTGACCGAGGAAGGGATCGGGGAATGGGCTTTTGGCGCGCGATACGGCCGCGCCTCGTCCCCCTGATCCTCCACTTACCCCAACTCCTCCCTCCCAGGGAGGGGCCTCTCACGTCGAAGGAGAATGCATCATGCCCGCAGAAAGCGGCAGCGCCTTCCTGCTTAAGGTCGGCGACGGCACCGCCACGCCCGTCTTTTCCACCGTCGCCGGCCTGCGCACCACGCAGCTGGCGATCGCCGGCGAGCTGGTGGCGATCACCAACAAGGATTCGGGTGGCTGGCGCGAATTGCTGTCCGGCGCCGGCACGCGCAGCGTCTCGGTGGCCGGGAGCGGCGTGTTCACCGGCTCGGCCGCCGAGGCGCGGTTGAAGGCCCATGCCCTCGCCGGCACGATCGACGATTATCGGCTGAGCTTCGAGAGCGGCGAGTCCATGCAGGGCCGCTTCCTGCTCACCCGGCTGGAGCATTCGGGCGATTTCAACGGCGAGCGGGCCTACACGCTGGCGCTGGAATCCTCCGGCCCGGTGGTGGCGGCATGAGCGCGCCGGCTAACCCCGCACGCGGCGAGACCGCGCTGACGCTCGGCGGCCAGACGCTCACCGTCCGCCCCAGCTTCGCCGCCTGGTCGCGGCCGAGCAGCAGGTCGGCCCGCTGTTCGCGCTGGTCGAGCAGGCCGCCGCCGGCACGCTCACGCTGGCCGATACGGTGGCTCTGATCTTCCACTGCCTGGTCGGCAAGCCCGACGCGCTGACCAGCGAGAGCTTCGGAGAGCAGATCGTCGAAGCCGGGATCGCGGTGCTGACGCCGGTGCTGCGCAGCCTGCTCGGCCAGATCGTGAAGGGGCTGTGAGCGACCGATCCCCCTCTCCGTTCGCACTGAGCGAAGTCGAAGTGCGTGCCCCGAACGCTGCGCTGGCAGCACGCCCTTCGGCCACGCCCAGGACGAACGGGGGGACGGGGGCAGCGAAACCAGAAGGGGGCTTCGCGGACCGAGGCGAGCTCTTTTCCGATTCCGCCACCCGCCTCGCCGGCCTTGCCGGTCTCCTGCTCGGCTGGCGGCCGGACGAGTTCTGGCGTGCCACGCCGGGGGAGCTGGAAGCGGTGCTGGCCGCGTTCGCCGGGCCACGGGGAATCGGCGACACCCCGCCCGATGCCGCGACCATCGCTGCGCTGAAGGAGCAATTTCCCGATGGATGAGCCGGTTGAGACACTGATGATCGGCGTGCGCGCCGACACCCAGACCTTCGCGCGGGACACCGCGGCCATGCAGGATTCGCTGCAGAAAACTTTGGGTAACGGCGCGGATCGGGCGGCGACCCTGATCGAGAACGGGCTCGCCCGCGCCGTGCAGTCGGGCAAGCTCGGCTTCGCTGATCTGGAGCGGACGGCGCTCTCGGCCCTGTCCCAGATCGCCGGGGAGGCGGTGAAGAGCGGCCTCGCGTCGCTGATCGGGGAGAGCGGCGTGGGCGGGTCCGGGGGCAGCGGCCTGCTGGGCTCGCTGTTCGGATCGCCCGGCCGCGCCACCGGCGGGCCGGTCTCGCCGGGGCGCCCCTATATGGTGGGCGAACGGGGGCCGGAATTGTTCGTGCCCACCGCAGCCGGCAGCATCGCCCCGGCGGCCGCTGCTCCGGCCCGCGAGGTGCGCGTCGCGATCAGCATCAGCGCGCCCACCGGCACGGAGCCGCGTGCGCTGGCCCAGTCGAGCCGGCAGGTGGCGCGGGCCGTCTCCCGTGCGCTGGCCCAGGCGGATCGCTGACCATGGGCTGGTGGCTGGCTGGCGAGGCCGATGCGGCGCGGGCGCGCAAACAGGCGGGTGGCTGGATCAAGCGTTTCGATCCGCGCTTCTGGACGGTGAACTTTCCGCGCCCGATGATGGCGGGGGTGACGACCACCGGTCCGCAGGCGCTTCGGGTCGATGCCGTCTTCTACCGGACGGACGATCTGGCGGGCCTGATCTGGGACGCGGCGGACACGATCGATCATCCCTTGCTCCGCTACGAGACGGCGCGGGATTTCCGGTCATGCACATTGGCCTTCCGCTGGCGCTCGTCCGGGTTGATGCCGCTGGACGCGATCGACGGTCCGACGCTGACGATCGAGGGGCGGGACGCTGCCGGTGCCGCGAAGAGCTGGTATGTCCGCCTCTGGAACTATGCCGAGGGGACGCCGGAGGACGCGACCATCCGGCTCGATTTCGGCGCGATGGACGGTGGTTTCGCGCTGCCCGCCGATGCCGATCCGGTGTGGGCGGGCGATATCGACCGCCTGTTCCTGTCGCTGGTGCCGCCCGGTTACACCACTGGCACGGGCGAACTGGCGGTCCCGGCCGAAGCCTGGGTCGAGCTGACCGACATGGTCAGCGACGGCGCCGGATCGACGCTGGCGATCGGCGACGGGCTGGTGCCGCCCCACGGCCTGATGATCGCGACCGGCTATGACGATGCCTACAACCAGACACCGGCACGGGTGCTGCGCCAGATCCTCGGGCTCGGTTATCGCGGCGCGATCGACCATTATGTCGGGATGAGCCATTATTTCCGGCTCGCATGGGAGGCGGGCGCGGGCCTGCATCTCGTCAGCCTGGCCGGTGGCACGCTGAATGTCGCGGCCGAAGCCTGGCACCGCGATTTCCTCGCGCGGGCGGCGGCGCTCGGCTTCGAGGTGATCCTGTCGCTGTCCTACGAGCTGCTCGACCAGCATTGCTGGAACGACTGGAAGCAGCGCGCGGCGGACGGATCGCCGGCGCTGACCGGGTGGGCCCCGCCGTCCACCCTGCTGTCTCCGGCGAGCGACCCGGCCATGGCCTATCTGCGGACGGTGGCGGCGGCCTTCGCGGCGCTGGCCGCCACCGCCGGCCCGGTGCGCTTCCAGATCGGCGAGCCCTGGTGGTGGACGCGCGCCGACGGCACGATCTGCCTCCACGACGCGGCCACGCGGGCGGCCCTGGGGCCGGACGTGGATGGCGTGGCCAGCCTGATCGGCCCGCTCGACCCGGCGCGGGCGGCGCTGCTCGATCGGGCCGGCGCTTTGCTCTCCGCCTCGACGGCGGCGCTCGGCACGGCGGTGAAGGCGGTCGCGCCCGAGGCCGAACTGCTGCTGCTGACCTACCTGCCGACCGTGCTCGATCCGCGCATGCCCGAGGCGGTGCGCGCCAACCTGCCGCTCGGCTGGGCGAGCCCGGCCTTCGATCGCCTCCAGCTGGAGGATTATGACTGGGTGCAGGCCGGCGACAGCGGGGCGAGCGCGCGTGGCGCCGCCTTCGCCACCGGGCGGCTCGGCTATCCACTGGACCGGCAGGATTATTTCTCGGGCTTCGTGCTGCAGGCCGGCGACGCCGCGACCTTCTGGCCACGCATCGAGGCGGCGGCGCGGGCCGCACGGGCGCGGGGCGTGGGACGCGCCTTCCTCTGGGCCTTGCCGCAGGTGGCGCGCGACGGTTTCACCGTGTTCGATCTCGGGGAGGGGGATATGCAGGCTTTCGACGACGTGGATTTCCCGCTGGCGCTGGGCCAGGCGGCGAGCGTGGCGCCGGCTTTCTCGACCGCGATCGTGACGACGGCGGCAGGAGTCGAGCAGCGCAATGCCGACTGTGCCGACGCGCGGCTCCGCTTCGATGCCGGGCCGGGTGTGCGATCCGAGGCGGACATCGCGACGCTCTTGGCCTTCTTCCGCGCGCGGCGGGGGGCGGCGCGGGCCTTCCGCTTCCGCGATCCCTTCGATTTCGGCGCCGTGGACGAGAGCCTCGGGATCGGCGATGGCACGATCACCAGTTTTCCGCTGGTCAAGCGCTACGGCGCGGGTGGCGAGGCGCAGGTGCGCCGGATCACCCGGCCGGTCGCCGCGAGCCTGCGCGTCGCGATCGGCGGTGTGGAGGCGATGGACGGCTGGACGCTGCTCGACGGCGGCATCGTATCCTTCGCCGCCGCGCCCGCTGCCGGTGCCGAGGTGACGGCCGGCTTCCTGTTCGACGTGCCCGTGCGCTTCGAGCAGGACAGCCTGGAGGTCGGCCGCGCCACGTTCCGCGCGGGCGAGGCGCCGAGCGTGCCGCTGGTCGAGGTGCGGGAGGCATGAGCATCCCCAGGCTTTCGGGCGCACTCACCACGATGGCGCTGTGCTGGCGGCTGGATCGCACGGACGGGGTGACCATCGGCTTCACCGCGCACGACCGGGACCTGACGATCGGTGGCGTGGTCTACCGCGCCAGCCCCGGCATGGTGCCCTCCGCGATCCGCCAGTCGGACGGGTTCGATGTCGACACGCTCGATGTCGAGGGCGCGCTGACCCACGACGCGATCACCGCCGACGACCTCACCGCCGGCCGCTGGGACGGTGCCGCACTCACCCTGTTCGCCACCGACTGGGCCGATCCGGCCGAGATGCGCGTCATCGCGCGCGGCGAGATCGGGGACGTCGCGATCCGCGATGCGGCCTTCACCGCCGAATTGCGGGGGCCGACGGCGCTGCTCGAGCGGCCGGTGGTCGAGCAGATCTCGCCCGATTGCCGGGCACGGCTGGGCGACCGGCGCTGCCGCGTCGACCTCGCGCCCCGCACCCGTTTCGCGCGCATCGTGTCGGTGGTGGACGCGGTGCTGACGCTCGATACGGTCGAGCCTTCCGCCAACGCCTACGCTTACGGCCGGCTGCGCTGGCTGGATGGCGGCAACGCCGGGCTCTCGGCCGCCTTGCTGTCGTCCGCGGGGGCGGCCGTCGCGCTCCGCGATCCGGCGCCGTTCGCGATCGCTGCCGGCGCGCGCGTGGAGCTGCTGGAAGGGTGCGACCGGCTGCTCGCCACCTGCCGCACCCGCTTCGCCAATGCGGCGAATTTCCGGGGCGAGCCCTATCTGCCGGGCATCGACCTGCTGACCCGCTACGGCACCGGCTGATGGCCCCGCACGAGGCGGCGGTGGTCACCGCCGCGCGGGCTTGCCTGGGCACGCGCTTCCGCCTGCACGGGCGGTCCCGGGAGAGCGGCCTCGATTGCATCGGGCTCGCCGCGATCGCCTACGGGAAAAGTGGGGTTCCCGCCGGCTATGCGCTGCGCGGGGGCGATCCCGAGCGGGTGGCCGCGGCGATCGAGGCGCTGGGGTTTGTGCCGGCCACCGATCCGCCGCGTGTCGCCGACCTGTTGCTGCTCCGCGCCGGCCCGCACCAGCTCCATCTCGCGATTTTCACCGATCGCGGCTTCATCCATGCCGACGCCCGCCTGCGTCGCGTCGCCGAGGTGCCGGGGCCACCGCTCTGGCCCGTGCTCGGACGATGGCGGGCCGCCTGAAGGGGATTGCTCATGGCCACGCTCCTGCTCACCGCCGTGGGATCGGCTATTGGCGGGCCGATCGGCGGCGCCATCGGCGCGGTGATCGGCAACCAGATCGACCGCAGTATCTTCACGCCCAAGGGCGCCAAGGGTCCGCGCCTCGACAGCCTCGCGGTGCAGGGCTCCTCCTACGGCGCGGACCTGCCGAAGCTGTTCGGCACGATGCGCGTCTCGGGATCCGTGATCTGGGCGACCGACCTGCGGGAATCGAGCCACAATTCCGGCGGCAAGGGCCAGCCCAGGTCCACCACCTACAGCTACTCCGCCTCCTTCGCGGTGGCGCTGTCGGCGCGTCCGGTGCGCGCGGTGCAGCGCATCTGGGCGGATGGCGCCCTGCTGCGCGGTGCGGCGGGCGATTGGAAGACCGATGTCGGCGCCTTCCGCCTCCATCTCGGCGACGAGGCGCAGGCGGTTGACCCGCTGATCACCGCCGCCGAGGGGATCGAGGCGACGCCCGCGCATCGCGGCCTGGCTTATGCGGTGTTCGAGGATCTCCAGCTCGCCGATTACGGCAACCGCATCCCGTCGCTCAGCTTCGAGGTGGAGGCGGACGACGGCGCGGTCTCGCTCGCGACCATCGCGGCGACCCTGGCGGAGGGCGAGGTCGGCGGGGCGGGCGGACCGCTGCTCGGCGGCTATGCGGCGTCTGGCGACAGTCTGCGCGGCGCGATCGAGGGACTGGGCTCCGCGCTGCCCGTCTCTTTCGCCGATGGACCAGACGGACTTCGGCTCGTCGACGAGAGTGTCGATCCGGTCGCGATCGATCCGGGCGCATGGGGCGCCTTCGCCGAGGGCGCGAAGGCCGGGGCCAGGCTGGTGCTCGACCGGCAGGCGGCCGGCACGCTCAACGCGGCGCTGACCATCGGCTATTACGATCCCGCGCTGGATTACCAGCTCGGCTCGCAGAGCGCGCGGCGCGACGTCTCGGCCCGGCGCGCGGGTGCGATCGACCTGCCCGCCGCCGTCGATGCCGCCACGGCGCGCGGCATCGTCGAGGCGCGGCTGGCGCGCGAGTGGGCGGGGCGGACGACGGCGCAGATGGCGCTGCCCTGGCGGCATCTCGATCTCGAGGCCGGCGCGATCGTCACCGTGCCGGGGCAGGGTGGGCGCTGGCGCGTCACCGAGCGCGCTTTCGAGGCGATGGCCGTGACGCTCACCGCGCGGCGGTTGCCGGCCGCCACGGGGAGCACACCGCCGGCCAGCGCCGGCTCGGGCCTGTCGCAGCCCGATCTGATCCAGGGTCCGACGACGCTCGTATTGCTCGACCTGCCGTCGCTGGGCGCCGATCCGACGACCGCGCCGAGCCTGCTGATCGCGGCGGCGGGCGCTTCGGCGGGATGGCGCAAGGCGGCGCTGACGCTCAGCCTCGATGGTGGCGCGAGCTGGCAGGCGATCGGCGGTACCGCCCCGGCCGCCGTCATCGGCCGGGCGGTGACGCGTCTGGCGCCGGCCGGCAGCGCGCTGCGCGACATGGCCCATGGCGTCGATATCGAGCTGCTCCACGATGCGATGGCATTGGCGGGCAGCGACACGACCGGGATCTCGGCGAGCGCCAATCTCGCTCTGCTCGGCGACGAGGTGATCCAGTTCGCCACCGCGACGCAGATCGGGCCGCGCCTGTTCCGTCTGGGCGGCCTGCTGCGCGGCCGCCGGGGCAGCGAATGGGCGATGGCGGGCCATGCGATCGGGGAGCGTTTCGTGCTCGTCGACGCCGAGCGGCTGCTGCCCTGGCCGCTGCCGTTCTCGGCGATCGGCCAGGAGATTCGCGTGTCGGCGAGCGGCACGGGCGATGCCGAGCCGGCCGAGGCGGCGATCTTGTTCCAGGCCCGCGCCTTGCGGCCGCCGTCGCCCGTCGGTCTCTCGGTGCGGACGATGCCGGATGGGTCGATCGCGATCGGCTGGACCCGCCGCAGCCGCGCCGGCTGGGACTGGCTGGACGATACCGATGCGCCGCTGGCCGAGGAGGCCGAACGCTATCAGCTGACCCTCTCGCGATCGGGCGGCGCGGCCCTGGCGATGGCGACCGATCGGCCGTCGGCCAGCCTCTCGCCAGCGCAGATCGCGGCGATCGGTGGCGCCGGCCCGATCACGGTTTCCGTCGCCCAGATCGGCACCACCGCCGCCTCGCTGCCGCCCGCCATCCTCACTCTCCCGTCCGGAGCCTGACATGACCGACGCCACCGCCCGCTTCGCGCTGCCCTTCATCGCCTCGGGACAGGCCCAGAAGGAACTGTTCCACAACGAGGCGCTCGCCCGGATCGACGCGCTGCTCGACCCCGTCGTCGAATCGGTGCTGCTGGATGCGCCGCCGGCCGCCCCGGCGCCGGGCCAGTGCTGGATCGTCGGCGCCACGCCGGCGGGCGCCTGGAGCGGGCAGGCGCTGGCGATCGCGGCCTGGACGGAGGACGGCTGGCGGTTCGTCGCACCGCGCGCCGGCCTGCGCGCCTGGTCGCTGGCCGACAGGGTGTCGGTGATGTTCGACGGAGCGGCCTGGGAGCTGGGTGCCCTTCATGCCCGGCATGTGTTCGTCGGCGGTGTGCCCGTGGTGAGCGGGCAACAGTCGGCCATCGCCGATCCAAGCGGCGGACCCGTCCCGGATTCGCAGGCACGCGCCGCAATATCGGCGATCCTGAGCGCCCTTCGCGCCCATGGCCTGATCGCTTCGTAA